TCGAACTTCGCTTCAAGCTCCTTGGGAGAACGAGCCCTCCCGAGTTTCTTGAATGCGCCGTCAACCAGCTCATACAGGAAGAAATACTCTCGGGAGGACTCTTTACTTGTCAGGATAAAGCGAAGCTCATGGCCGGTATCGTAATAGCCGACCCAGACCCGCTCACCTTTTGGATATTTAGGACTACTCATGAGCACGCACCGCCAAATACTGTTGGACGGCCTGCATTTGAGGCTCGATTTCGTTCGGGATTTCTCCGTTGATAACCATATCGAGGATGTGCCGCAGCGTATCTCCAACCATCCTGCCTTCCGGCACGCCAAACGACATCACATCTTTGCCTCGGATAGCCAAATCCTTCATGGAAAAGCACTGCTCCTGCGCTATAACCTCGTCCAAAATATCGTAGAGCGCCAGACACCGCTCGATTCGGGACGCCTGAGTGCCCTTCGCGTGAGCTTTGATATCGGCCATCCGAACCTGGAGGAGTTTACGGAAGTTCGTTTCTCCAATCTTGTTCAGCCACCGGCGAACCACATTGTAGGTCGGCTCGATAACGGAGTCATGATACAGAACCAGCGTGAGCACTTCGTCCCTGGTCTTATTGTCATACCGCAGCCGCTTAGTTACGATGTCGGCCAGGTCATGGCTGGGGACACCGTGCCCATGGAAATGTCCGCCTCGTTCATCTTCGGTGTAGCACTGAGGCTTCCCAATGTCATGGAGCAGGAGCGCCACTTTCACCGAAAGGTCGTCCCCGGTGTAGTTGGCGACAGCATGAATGATGTGGTCGTAAATCGTGTACTCGTGATAGCGGTTCTTTGGGTCGAACCCGATACATGGAGCAAACTCTGGGATGATGACCGCCATGACATCGCTGTAGTCCAACAAAACCTGGAGCACACCGCTACCCAGGAGGAGTTTGTTCAATTCCGACTGGATACGTTCTGCGGCGATGTTGTTCAGGCGTGGTGCGAATTGGTGAATCGCCTTGGCCGTGTCCTCCCGGATAGAGAATCCGTAGGTAGAAGCAAACCTGAGAGCCCGCATAACCCGCAGCGCGTCCTCCCGGAACCTGTCCGCCGGATTGCCTACACAAGAAATTTCATTGTCCCGCAAGGCTTTCTCACCACCGAACGGGTCAATCAGGCCATCGACTTCGTTGTAGGCCATGGCGTTCACGGTGAAGTCACGTCTCGCCAAATCCTCTCGAAGACTCGGCGTGAAACTCACACTGTCCGGGTGGCGGCTGTCAGAATACTCACCGTCAATACGGAACGTCGTGACCTCGTACTGTTCTCCGGCGTCGCCCAGACAGACCGTGACCGTACCGTGTTTGATACCGGTTTCGATGGTTTTGACTCCACGTTTTGCAAAAGTCTCCAGAACCTCCACCGGTGTTGCGTTGGTGCAGATATCCCAATCATGCGGCTCCAGGCCGAGCAGGCTATCTCGGACGCATCCGCCTACCACATATGAGTCGAATCCATCCAGCGCCAGTACGGTCATAACATCGCTTGCGCCACGAGGAATACGAATCCTACCCATCCAAAGACCTCCTGTTCACTTCCATGACGAACTCCTCGACACGCTTCATGTCGGGGTTTTCCGGCAGGGCTGTGTTCTCCTTAGCATAGGCCAGCCGGGCTTCAAACTCGTTGACCATATCGAAGAACTCCTGCCGGTACGTCCCGTCCTCTTTCTGGTACTCCCCATGCCGGATACTCATGAGCAGGTCGAGGTCGTTGCCTCTGTAGGTAACGATGTCGCCTTTCTCCAGGATATCCAGGCACATCAGGTACAGCCGGATGAGGTGCATGGCGTGCTTGTTGAGGTGGTTGTCGTCCTTTTTCTTGTTCCTGTGGTTCAACTTTTCATAGTCGCTGAGCACGTTGGTCAGGTCGTTAATCATGCTGTTGAACTCCCTGGCCGGGAATTTCTTCAAGGTGATGTCGGCGAAAATCTCACGGTCTAAATCCTCTCGTGGGCTATCGTCAGTGTAGAGAATAAAGCTGCCCTTGTCGAACTCGGTGTAGCGGCTTTTGAAGGACTGCACCGCACGCTCCATGGAGTTACGGATATGTTCCTCCCGCCGACTCTGCGGCATTTTGTCTCTGGCAAGGGCGTTCTCCAACCGCCGGAGCTGCTGCGTGGCATACCCACCGAAGGAGTGGACTGCACGCTTGGACATGAACAGCTTCCGATTCTCAATCATCATCCTGCCGGTATCAGTGAGCAGGAAGTAGTGCTCCGGTTTGCACCCCAGCATTTCGTGAGCTTGTTGAAGGAATAGACCGTGGTGTCGGTCTGAGTATGAACGACCTGCTCGAAATTGGTAAGGCCGAGCAAATCAGAGGGAGTGTTTAAGGCACAGCCACGAACATCCACGTCTGATGTCTCCACATTTGTGCCATATGAGTAGCTGCCGCCCAGCGTCAGGAAGATGATTCTGTCTTTCAGATGTGGGTTGGTTCTGAGGAAATCGTACTCGGAACCCGCCACCATTTCTTTGATTTGCTCGATTGTCATAGCCTATTCCTCCGTTCTGTGTGAGCGCAGCACATCGGCAAAAGATGCCAGAGTGTGGGCTGCGTCCATAACCTCATCCACCGTGTTCATTCTGGAGAACGAGACACGGATAGAACTCCTTGCTTCTTCAGTTGTAAGTCCCATTGCCGTGAGCACATGGCTCGGTTTGGACTCGTGGCTCTGACAGGCCGACCCGGCGGCAATGCAGACATCAGCATTGTCCAGCATCAGGATAAGGGTCTCGTTATCAACACCGTCAATTCGGAGATTGACCGTTTTCCCTGGAGCCAGAAGGGATGTCCCGTTGATATGTATGGTATCGCCACCGAGATGGCTCTGAAGCTCTGTCACGAACCGTTGCTTGAGCATGGAGACGGTCGTTCTGTCCTCATTCTGCTGGGCGCTGGCAATCTCACACGCCCGCCCAAACCCAACGATACCGGCCACGTTTTCCGTTCCGCCCCGCAGTCCAAACTCCTGGTCGTGTCCGCCGCAGATGAGAGGAGACAGGATGGAGGAATCCTTGGCATAGAGAGCGCCCGTGCCCTTGGGGCCATGGATTTTGTGGGCCGAGATGGACAGGAAATCACAGCCGATACTGGTGGTGTCGATGGGGTGGCACCCGGCGGCCTGTACGCAGTCCGCATGGAACAGAACGCCGTGCTTCAAGCAGATGCTTCCAATATCGCCCACCGGATTCTCTACGCCGGTTTCATTGTTGACATACATGACGGACACCAGCCCGGTATCTGCCCGTAAAGCCCGCTCAACAGCCGCAGAAGGCACGGTTCCGTTGCCAAGTACGGGAATATACTCGACATCAAATCCGTCTTTCATAAGGCACTCTGCGGCCCTGAGAACACTGTCGTGCTCCACGGTAGACACCAGGATGTGCGTACGCCCAATGCGCTTGAGATAGTCTCTTACGCCGTGGAACACAAGGTTGTTGGCCTCGCTGCCGCCGGATGTGAAAATGATGCTGTCTGGGTCTGCGCCGATGAACCGGGCCACCCGTGCTCTCGCTTCCTGAATCGCTTCGTTGGCCGCTCGTCCGAATCTGTAGAGCGTACCGGCGTTTCCGTATTGGGTCGTCAGGTACGGCATCATAGATTCCAAGACCCTTGGGTCAAGCTGCGTGGTGGCAGCATTGTCAAGATAAATCATTGACACCCTCCTTGTAGTTTTATAAATTGTAGCATAAGAACACCCCATCAAACACCGGAGAAACCGCTGTTGGACAAGGGTTTATACCCGCTTATTTTTTCCAACACGATTGACAACCCGAGCCATGTCGTATATACTAAATCCATCTTTTAGAAAGGTGGTATAGCCACATGGCCGCTAAAAGCGTAGAGGAAAGAGTCGCCCTTATCGAAGGAAAAATCGCCAAGAAAAAAGAGGAGATTGAGGCTCTTGAGGCTCAGAAACAGAAGCTCCTGCACCCCATCAACATGAAGACTGTTATGGCAAAGGCAAAAGAAGCGGGATTGTCCCCGGAAGAAATTGCCGAGAAGCTCGGCCTTGAAGTCTGATTACCTAAGCCCACCCTATCTGGGTGGGCTTTCCCATGCCTACTCATTGCCAAAAGCAGGTCGTTGAATGCGGTGTCGAATTCCTCGTCGCTCATCTGGTGAATTTCCCTTTTTGGAGGGACTGATTTCGGTGGCGCCTGGAGGCTTTTAGCTTCCGATAGGAAGGAAATATTATAATATGTGTAATATGGCGAACGTAACCACCAATTACTATTTGAGGTGCTATTAGTCTTGTATCCAATTTTTTCCGCAGCCCTATGCTTTCCTATCTTTAGTTGCAAAAGTAATAGTATGCTGCCATATCACACACCCCCAGGGAAAAGCAAATTCTTCATCTCAGCCTCAAACTCCTCGTCAGTCATACCAGTAAGTTCCTGATTACACACGAACTGCTCACAACGACTTACAAGTTCTCTTGCAAAGTCAGCCGTGAAGATGCTGCGAAACCTCTGAAGCTCGTTCTCAAGCTCCGTAATTCTTTCCTCGGGGGGAGAAGAAATCTCGTAGGTAGTGGCTTCAATCATGTCTCGGCTGGCAATCCCTACAACCTCTTGGGTTCCAAGGCGCAATGTTCCAGTATCGACCTGGAATGTGATAGGTGGAACCTCTGGTACCCTTGCTATGATTGGCATCGAACCACCTCCTAATCAATCGTCCACCAGTAGTCGAAGACTTTGCGGTATCCATTCCCTTTGGTGGGCACGCCGCTGCTCCGGCGCACCTTTTTGTTTGACACCCGCTTAAAGAATACCTTGTTGGAAGCGTTCTGTGGGTGCTTAACGTAGGAGCCGAAAACAAACTGGTTTCCCTCCCAATGCCCACAAAGGTGCGGCCCATAAATCCAGCCGTTACCATTGCGGTACTTCTGAATGGTCTTGCGCCGCATCTTCCGCCTGTATGCACGACCTGTCTTGCGCCTGCCTCTGCTTGTTTTGGGAGGCTTCTTGGTAAAAGCGTCTTCGCAGTACCCTCCGGCCCAGAACTCGTCTCCGACCTTTTCGCAGCTACAATGGTCATACTGGAGATTTTCCCCGAGCTCACGGGCAACCTGCATTCTGCATTCAACCTGCTCGTGAATGCTGTATTCGTCATAGGCGAAACACACACTCTTTGCTCCAACATCAATCATATGGGCACCTCCGATTTTATTTCAAACAGCCAGTCGCTTTCCGCATCGGGGCGGCGATTGTATGTGGACCGCTCGATGTGCATTTCGTCGTTCCCGAGCCCAGCACTCACTCGCATTGCCAAGCAATGCGAGTGAGAAAAGTCTCGTCCGCGAAGCGGACTGCTGGGCGATGGGAACGTAGCTCCAAATTCTTACTTTTGCCTTGGGCGAAAAGCTGCTGCAGGGGAACGAGGTATGTACTGCAACAAATTTACAAAGCGGCTGGCTGGTTTGAGCTGAGGAGAAATAAGAAAAGCCGCTCTTCGGAGCGGCTTTAAGGTCAGGCTTGGTCAAACTTCAGAACCTTCCCAAATTCATTTTTGAATACGTCTGGAAGCATAGCCATGTGCTGTTCCACTTGCTCGATATATGGCTTATTGGTGTCGTAGCTAAAATACAGAGCGGACAACAGCACATCCAGAAGCCGACCGTTGATTTTGTCTTGGCTCATTTTGTGTGTAACCATAGTTAGGCCACCGATGAGTCGATTCCAAGCCTGGGTCATTTTCTCGGTCTCTTCAATCTTGAATTCGTCAAGCCATTCCTGAAGAGTCCACACTTTCCCATCCTTGCGGTTTGGCTGGCACGTCACGGGGTTTACAAAGTAGTGGAAACTGTTGTCTCGAAAATCGTAGAAACGTCCAAGTGGATATAGGGCACATACCGCTGGCTTGTCTTGGTGAACCATGCAGCGTCCTTTCCTTAAAAGACGGCAGCTTCCGTCCAGCCGTTCCTTCAGCACAAGCACCGGCATATGGGAGGTCTCTCCGATGTACCCAGCCGTGTTATCTTCTACGGCTTTCATCATCGTTATGTCGAGCGCACGGGCGATTCGATAGAGGTCTGCTCCTGTTATCAGGATTGGCTCTTGCCGGTTACGGCAGCAGCGCCCGCACATCTCACACTCGAAATGGAATGTGTCCTCTGGCTTCAGCACGTTCCTCTGAAAAGTTTCAAGGTCTTTTTCTGAATAACTCATGGGTGTTCCTCCTGTCATTCGGTTCACATCTCTTGTTGGAGATATGTATCCATGACTGGAGCCAGAGAAACTGTACGCTAAAAGCTGAATGTCTTATTCCGGTAGTAGTAGAACTGTAACTGCTGAACATACCCAGCAAATCCGGCGTACTTTCCGGGGTCGAAATCACCATGATACACATCATCAATCAGGCGGTTGACCCACACATCTCGTGGGTAACTGTCCATCCGGTGAAGACCAAAAAGCATAATACAGTTAGCCACCTTCTCGCCGATACCCTTCATATCAAGTAGCTTCTTCTTGGCTTGGGCATCGTCCAAATTCGGAAGGCTCTGCCACACCGTGTCGCCCTGGCTGCACAGCCCTTTGATATACGGTTCTCGATACCCAAGCGAAGCAACTGACAAGTCCGGCCAGAGAAGCTGGTCTGCAGTAGGGAAGGCGTAGACTTGCCGACCGCCGATTTCTCGCAGCGGTGTTCCAAAGTTCTCGCACAGAGCCTCGACCGACTGGGCGATGCGAGGAATGTTGTTGCGCTGAGAAATGGTGAACGTGACCGCCATCTCCCACAGGTCTTGCCGGAGGATGCGGATGCCTCCACCGGTCTTGAGCGCATCTTTGAGGAATGGGTCGTCCTGCATCTTGGATTTGAATCCTTTGTAGTCCGTATCCAAATCAAAGTATGGAGCCCAGACCGCCTGAAATTCTTTAGCATCGCACCAAAAGATGTAAACATCACCACGGCGATGAATATCAACAGCGTGAGAGCCTGTGACTGCGATGAACTTGTCGGTGGCATACTCCTTCAACCGAAAGCACTGCCCGGAGTTTGCGATTTGCCGCAGGTCTAACTCGCCCCGAGAATCGTAAACAGTGAATTTGGAGTCCATTACCATCTCACCCCACTTTCTTTATCGTAGCGTTTCACTCGAACCTTTAGCCCTCGTGACCTCGCAATTTCAATCATGTGCCGTGTACCCAGGCTCATCCCGTCCCAAAAGGCGACCAGAGCATCTGCGTTCTTGGCCATCTCCGTATTACGAAGATAGCCAGCGGCCTTGCCGTACCTATCCCAATCGGCTGGGAAATACTGCACAGGGTATCCGTGCTCTTTCGCATACTGCTCTCCGAGCGTGTCGGCACCCCGAGCCTTGCCGCAGACCACTGTGATGTCGTCTTTGATGTTGGACAGAAGATGGTTCATTGTTTTGACAAGCAGGTCGTAGTCCCTAAAGTCTCGACCACCTGCAATAATTACATGGAACATGACTCACCGCTTTTCTTCGTAGAGCTCAATCTCCATATGGATGTACTCCCCCATATGAGAATGCAGGATTTTCGGGATATCATGACCGCCACATTTGAATGCCTCGTCTGTCCACAGATACCCGGTCAAGTCTGAGTACCTATGATAATACTGCGACTCGACTTCGCCCATCATCGACACTATCTTTGTCTCGTCGATATGGTCGATGTCAATCGGCGTGTCTCCAGTCAGCATCTGGATGCTGGCGTAACGCCCACGCCAGCCGCATCTCTCTGACATCTCTCTTGTGAGAGGAAAGCTGTCTACGACAGTTTCTTTGACCTCGCCATTAAGACGCTTAACCTTCTGAACGACCTTGACCCCGATTGTCTCGTCGTTATCATCGTGTGTGTCACAATACCCGACGACACCATTCAGGATGATAGTGTCAACCAGATTCATGTTCTCAGGGCACGGAATCTTTTCCATATTTTTCACCACCAATGCGTAGTTTCATAATCCGCTATTCGTTCCCCTTGAAAGAAAGTTTGGTTGGAGATTCTCGGTCTGCTCGGTCGGTGCATAACTAATTTCAACCAATTCCTGATTGAATGGGTCATAGAGATATGGGAGCCCATTCGGGGCGTAGTAGGCAGACATATACCCATACCCCTGATACCCAGAGCACTCATTGAACACGAAATACACAACCTTGGTCTGGCTATCGTAGTACAAGTCGTTGAAACCAGGGATAGCTACCAGCCCCGTGTTTGACTCGTACCCCTTTGTGCCTTTGGACGCACAAGCCGCCAGTCCCATAAGCAGAACGATAAAAAGTGCCACAGCAGTAAACTTCTTTTTCATATGTACCTCCAGTCTGATTTATAAATGATGTGGTGTGTTTTTACGCCAAAGGGAGGGCAGCCTTACCAGTTACGGGGTGCCTTCCCATTATCCACAGCCATGCTGCTTCGTCCCACTCCTTAGATGATGGACGCTTTCAATCCCACATTCCGCATTACAACCTGAGTTACCGTTTCTTTTGCAATGAGGTGCTTAAAACTCGACTTGCTTCATCATAGATTTTTGAGAATCCACTGATAATAGTGATGGCAGTTCTCTCAAATTGACGATTGATGAGCTTATCGTATTCCGTTGTTACATCTCCAACTTGTCCCATCTCAAGAGCAAAGCGCTTGTCGATTCCAATCACTGTGTTTTGTGGCACAGCGTTAGAACGAATCAGCATAGGCCCAAATGGCATGGTGACACAATGCGGTTGCTGAAAGCTGAATCCAGCAGACGGGTTTTGAAACTCAGGCATCTTCAACAAATCGAGGGCTACATCGTTGGATGCAAGGGCGATGTTCATTTCGTATGGGTCGAACTGGGCCCAAAAATCCAGCAGCGTATTGTATCCGAAGATACGCCCGTTTAGAGATGCTACCTCGGCGGCCTTGCTATTGCAATCTCCATTAACAAGAACGTCTACGGCGTCCTCCAAACGAGTGTGTGCGATGTAAGAGCCAATCTGGCGTAATGTAACAGAGAACAAATCCAACTTTTGTGCGCGGACTGCATCATAACCGGAAACTAACAGCCGTCCCCTCTTGCGTAGATTCGCCCGAGTGTTCCCGACCTGTTCCTCATCATCAACTCTCGTTACAGAGGCGGTAATCATTGGAACTATATCCGACTCTTCCATACCACGCTGCACCACTCTTGCAACATATTCAGGGAAAAGTACCGCTGATTCTGTTGTGGCAAAGAATTTTTCAACCGTATCGGACTGAGCGCCCTTCACCTTGATGTCGAAGCGCTTGAGCTGGCGCTGAAAAGCGTCCAGTCCCTCCAGGGGCGTGCCAACGTATTGGTTGCTTGGGTCAATACTTTCCAGCACATGACTGAATGTGCGCCCATGCTCCTGGTACATACCTTTTTCTAACCTAACGCCATTGTATCTCATCGTTATTCACCACCAAAGTTCTGTTTTATTGTTTCTTCTGCTTTCGCTTCATTTTTTCTCGGAATGCAAGGTATCTGCGAGTGTAGTCATAACTCTCTCCGAAGATACTATTTGCGGCCCG